CATATTGTGCCAGATCATTAGGTCAACTAAAGCGTTCTAGTAAGAAAACACAGAACGATCCAAACTCAAGAATTAGACAAGCAAGACGCAGGTGGCGTTGCTAATTTAATTTTTTTTCAAAAAGTTCTTGACTTATCGTATACGATAATATAATATACTCATATCTTTAATAAAAATAAGGAATATGAGATGAAATGCACAGATAAAAATACTTTTAAATTTTCAGTTACACCTTCTGAAATCGCTAAAGAATTAAAGAAGGGTAACTCAGTAACAACTTTTGTAGAAAGAGAAACAACATTTGACAGAAAAGCAATGGAAGTCACTTTTATTCCAGATCAAAATGATAATGCTGAAATTCAAATTAATAATGTTTTCGGTGGAGACAAGGATGATGTATTTCATTGGACTAAATGGCATTGTAAATCTTGGTCAGTAGTGATTACTGGTTTCAGATCATCAAATCAAAGAACTAGAATTTCACTGCTAAATTTTGATGGCAGAGTCATTAATGGATTTTTGAAAGGTGCTTTGAATTAATAACTTTAATAAACAGGAGATTGAGATGCCAAATAATGTAAGACAAAAAGTAAGACTTGAAGGTGATAGAGCAACAATCATTCATCTTTGGGATGCAGTAGAAAAACATTCACTATGTCAAGCAGTGATACCAGAACCTATTGAGCAAGTTGTTGATCACAGAACTTCTAGAAGAGACTGGAGAGATACTAACTGGGGTTCTAAGGGTGACATACACAGTGTTACAGATGTAAAAATAGATACTGATTTTAAGAATCTATCAGTTCTTGAATTTAATTGTGTCACTGCTTGGGAAGGTGTGTTCCCTGTGTGGCAGAAACTTGTTGATCTAGGACTTCATGTAAGAGTTGAGGTGACAGGTGAACTTTGGGATGGTAAAGAGTTTATCTGGATCGATGGTGTCAGAGTATGGGAAAGAAAACAACCGATAGGAGAGGAATAATTATGGGTATCAAGTGGGAAGATATTGATGACTTTGAGATTGATGGTGTTGATCACAAAGACTATCCAGAATACACAGATGCATACATTAGTTTTGCATTGACTAAGTATGGTCATGAGTTGAACGATGAAGAGTTAGAAAAGTTGAATGATGACTATCCTGAAGTGAAATACGATTACATACATTATGGTCGCTGATTACAAATTCTATGCCTTAAATTCGCTTGAACAGAGATTGGCAAAGGTGATGGGTAAGGAAAGATGTAAAAACAACCAGAATCGCAATGTGAAGGAGCAGATACAGTCACAGCGTGATCCAGTAGAAATATCAATTGAGGGATGTGCAGGTGAGTTAGTAGCATGTAGACACTACAATGCATATCCTGATCTTGAAACAGACATTTCACCAACAGACTATCCAGATGCTGATCTAATAGTTTCTAATATTAAAGTTGATGTAAAGACAGCACATTGGGATTTCGATAAACCTAATCAATATCCTGAGACAATGTGGTCATCTAGAAAGAACGACAGGAAGGCAAAGTCTGATGTGGATGTGTATGTGTTTGTTAGAGGATCAATGCCTAAGTATCAGATCTGTGGATGGCAATACAAATCAGAGCATCAGAAATATGAAAAGACTAATCCTAGAACGGGTGAATCATACTATTATTGCCTAGAAAAACACCTTCGACCTATGTATGAAAGTTATGATCCAAACTTTTTTTACAGAAATACTTGACTTATCGTATGTGATAAGATAATATATGCATACTTTTTAAATAAATGAGGTCGAAAATGAAAAATAATGACAAATATAACAGCAAAGAATGGAAAAACGCTTTAGGTATGGCAAAGAGGATACTGAGTGGTGAATGGACAGTAGAGCAAATTGCACAAGATGAGTATTCAACTGAGAGAATGATTGATAAGTTGATTGATGAAAACAAAAAACTTAAGAGCGATAAAGAGTTACTTATGAAAGAATTATCAAATCTAGTTGGCAAGATTAGAATTTTGAAAGAAATTGATGGTATTAATATTCCTTTTGATGACACAGTTTTGAAAAGGATGTAAACTGATCACACTCAATTAAGACCACCTTTCGGGGTGGTTTTTTTATGTCTAAAATTTTTTTTAACTTTTTTTTACGAAAATGCTTGACAGAATTATTTATCGTATGAGATAATGTTCACATCTTAAATAAATAAGATACTTTTTTAATAAATAGGAGATCAATTATGTCATTCGTTATTTACAGAACAGATACTACAGAAGCAGTTAAAGTGAACCACAAAGTTTATGGTATTCAGTATTTCAAAACAAAGGGTGCTTGTACTAGAGCAGTAAACAAACTTAAGCAACAGTTTGCTGATCTTATTGCTAATGAAGATAAGTATCGTTTTTCTTATCATCCTTGTAAGTCTCTTCAAATCGAAGTTGAGTCTACTGATCCTAGAAAGCGTGAGTTAGGTTACAAGGATAAGACTGATCAGATGGTTGAGTTAGCAGTTGCTGATGCAGATATTTATCACACTAAGATCGAGAAGCAAGTTGAGGTTAAATACACTAACAAATACACTGGTAGTGACGAGGTTCTTACTAAAACAATGTCAGTCAATGATAGAGGTGGTTGTACTGATCCTTCAACAGAAAGATACTGGTGCATGTAGTCAACAACAATATTCAAAGCAGAGACCACCTTAACGGGTGGTTTTTGTGTTTCTAAAGGGAGAGATAGATGATCTATAAAATTACTACAAAAGAGAAAATTGTTTATGATGTAATTGCTGACTCAGAAGATGAAGCAAGAACAAAATTTCATAACGATGATTTTGATTTTGCAATAGTTGAATCAATGAGAATCGAGAGAATTGAAGAAGAGCATGACTGAGATGAAGAGAGTATTATTTAGAGATAAACCAAAGCAACAGGTTATAGAGAGTTTAGTTAAATCATTCTTTGTTGATAATCCTAAAGTGGAGAAAGCAGTGATCAGTTTGAAAGAAGATAGAATGAATAGAAGTCAGAGACAGAATGCTTTACTTTGGATGTGGTATAAAGTCATTGGAGATGAGACAGGATATACTCAACACGCTATGCACGATGTATTGAGAGATCAGTTCTTAGGTTATAGAGAAGTCAAGAAAAAAGATGGATCAGTTCTAAAAGTTTTAAAGTCTACTACTGAGTTAAATGTTGATCAGATGAAAGACTACTTAAATGAAATTGATATGTTTGCTAGAGAGTGGGGTATCATGTTACCAATGCCTGAAGATTTATATTACGAATCTATGGGGATAAAGAAATAGAATGAGTATAGACGCAGTCAAAGTTGATATAGATGAAGAGGACGATTTTAAATCGCTCTACATTTGTGCTTTGATGATGATGTCAGGTGATACTGAAGAAGGATTATTAATTGCTCATTCTGAGTGTGTATCAATGAGAGATCAAATGCATTTCATAGATGATGAAACAGACGATCCAACTCTAGGGAGTATTCACTAATGAAAAATGGTAGACCAAGTAAATATAACGAGAGAACAATTCCATTAACAATTGACTATATAAAAAACTATGAAGATTTCGGAGATGCATTTCCTTCAATAGAAGGTTTATGTATGATCCTTGGTGTAGGAAGATCAACTATTTATGATTGGGAAAATGATCCAGAAAAAGAGGAGTTTTCGGACACATTAGAAGCACTGAGAATATCTAGCATCAGAGTATTGATGAATAGAGGACTAAAGAATGAGATAAATCCAATGATTACTAAGTTAGCACTGGGTAACTATGGAATAACAGAAAAGTCTCAAACAGACTTAATTTCGAGCGACCAGAGTTTCATTCCAAATATCATTGAATTAGTTCCTGCTCCATTCCCTGAAAACTTCTTAGAAGATGCAGAAGCAAAATAGTCAACAGGTAGTTGTTCCACCTAAGATCTATGAACTCTTTAATGAGAAGGCAAGATATAGATTGTGTTACGGGGGGAGAGGATCAGGAAAGACTAGATCATTTGCTATGATGTCTGCTGTTAAAGGAATGCAATTAGCAGAAGCAGGTGTTCATGGCACTATCTTGTGTGTTAGAGAGTTTATGAACTCATTAGCAGAGTCATCTTTTCAAGAAATAAAGACTGTCATCGAAACTACTCCATATTTGGACGATTATTACGAATGTGGGGATAGATACATAAAAACTAAAAACGGCAGAGTTACATACAGTTTTGCAGGTCTGAGACGCAATCTTGACTCAATAAAGTCTAAATCAAGAATATTAATAGCGTGGGCGGATGAAGCAGAGCAAATTTCGGATGTGGCATGGATGAAGTTGATCCCCAGTATCCGTGAAGAAAACGAGTTCTTTGGATCATCAGAGATATGGGTGACATGGAATCCAGAAAACAAATGGTCAGCAACTCATCAGAGATTTAGAGAGAATCCACCAAGAGGTGCTAAGATCTGTCAGATGAACTACAGAGACAACCCATTCTTTCCAAAAGTTCTTAATCAAGAGAGACTATCAGACAAAGAGAACAGACCAGAACTTTATGATCACATATGGGAAGGTGATTTCTTAACATTCAGCGAAGGTTCTTACTATGGTGTTGAGATGAGAAAGATGAGAGAGGAAGAGAGGATCAAAGAGGTCAGATACAATCCTGCAGTGGGAGTGATCACATCATGGGACTTAGGTATTGGAGATTCTACATCAATTACCTTTGCTCAATTCATTGCAACAGAAGTGCATATCATTGATTACTACGAGGCATCAGGTGTTGGACTTGATCACTATGTCAAAGTGCTACAGGATAAAGGTTATGTCTATGACAAACATATTCTCCCTCATGATGTAAGAGTCAAGGAACTAGGAACAGGGATGTCCAGATTAGAGACATTAGCAAATCTAGGAATCAGAGATGTAGAGATTGCACCCATGCTCTCGATTGATGATGGCATACAAGCAGTTAGATCTATGCTAACCAGAACATGGATGGATAAAGAAAAAACTGACAAATTGATTGATTGTTTGGTAAACTATTCAAGAGATTACGACGATACCAACAAGGTATTCAGACTAAGACCTCGACATGATTGGGCATCACATGGTGCAGATAGTATGAGGTATTTAGCAATCGGATACCGACCAAATACATCTGACTGGAGTGAACCCATAAGAAGGAATTTAGCAGGTGTTGTTTAATGGCAGAAAGTATATTTGATCTAATCTACGGAACAGACAGATTCAAAAAACCACAGACAGGATTAATGTCATCGTTCGATGATACTGACTATGGTGATCTAACAGCACAACCAGAAAAAGATTATCTTCAAGGAATGAAAACAAGAGACAAGATTGCTCTCTTAACTTCTCCATATCCAGTAGTAGGTGGCATTACTGGAACATATGCTGATGCTATGAACATGATCGAGAACCCAGAAGAAAGAACTCTATTAAACGCAGGTCTCATGGCATTGAACTGGATACCAACTGGTAGAGGTGCTAGAGAAAGTATGCGTATGGCAGATGATAGTTACAGAGTTCAACACCAAGTTGCTAACCCTAAAGACTATCCAGATGAATCAATTAGATTAGACGATTTAACTAAAAGCATCACTGGAGAAGAAGCAGGATACCCTGCTGATTTTTATACTCCAAGAGGACAACAAATATACGCACCTTCACAAAGATTTGATGATGACATATATGGAATGGCAAATAACGAAAGTTACAACGCAATTCTAAAAGCAAAAAATAATCCTGATGCAACAGTAACGATCTATAGAGGTGTGCCTAAAGGTGTTGATAAGATTAACGAAGGAGACTGGGTTTCATTATCTCCTACATATGCAAGAGAACATGCATCAACTGGATATGGTAGATCAGGTGATGAAGCAGGTGAGGTCATATCGCAAGAAGTTAAAGTAAAAGATATATACTGGGGCGGTGATGATGTTAATGAGTTTGGATACTTTCCTCAAAAAACAACCAAACCTAAAGAGTCAGGCATATTAGAAAACATCACTACTAAGAATGCAGACAAATCAGATGATGCATATCAAATGACTTACTGGCAAAACGATGGTAAGTATGGTGATGCTTTGGATAATAGGAATCTTCCAAATGATGGTGAAATTTATTTAGGTGCGTATGGTAGACAGACAAAAGACTTTATCTTAGTTGATGGTGGAAAAAATCAAAGTCAGAAAGCAAAAATGAGAAAAGACGATTATCAAGATGAAGAAATCTTCTACACTATTTATGACAAAAAGACTAAGAAACCAGTAGGCACAACAAAACTTGTAGAGCAAGATGTAGATGGAAGAAGAACAATTACTGGTTTAGTTGATATTAAAATTAATGATCAGAATCAGGGAATAGGTAAGAAGTTTATAGATAACCTTAAACAATCAGCAAAAGCAGATCCATATAGTGTAGCACCAGAATTTAAAGTATTTGATGTTAAAGAAGATGCAGTAGGTTTTTGGGAAAAAGTAGGTGCTAAAGACTTTTATGAAAGAGGTGAACTTGGTGGAACATATGGTATTAAAAGTGCAAATGCAGGAGAATATACTCAAGACATTCCTAAAGGATTTAAACCTAAAAAAGTTACTAAAGATCACAAAGGACAAATAAACACAATACTTGACTTTGGCGATGATGCTGTAGATACATCTAAGGGATTACTTGGCAATGTAGGTTCTAAAAGCGTTAAAAATCTAGACAACTTTAAAGAACTAAAATCAGGTGACACAGTCACAACTTATCACGCATCACCCTCAAAAGAAATAGAAGGTGGCAAGTTTGATTTAAGTAAAGAGAATTTACATGGTGGAACAGGACTTCCAAAGGGAGTGCATTCAGCACCACAAATCGAGAATGATTTTACTAATCTAAAAGAGTTCGGTGACAATGTATTTGAACTAGAGACCAAAGTAGGAAATCTATTTGACTATGGCAATCCAGATCCTAAATTGATCAAGAAGATGCAAGACTCAGTTGATGAACTATTTCCTAAAGCAAGTGCATCACATAAACAGTTCTTGAAAGATAAACTTAAAAATGGCAGTTTTACACCTAGTGAATTTAATGAGGACTTCTTTAAACATCATGGAATTGACACCATTAAAGATGGTTTTGAGAGGATAATTAGTCTCAATCCTGACAATGTTAAAGTTGTTAAAAAAGTAAGGTAGAATAGCACTATGTATCAAACACAAAACCCTAATCCAACACCACAGTCAGAACTACTTGATTATGACTATTTTATGATGCCTAGAGAGTCTATGTATCAAGCAGGTGGATTACATCCAATAGATCCTAGAACATTACAACTAGATGCAATAAGAAGAGCAGGACAACCAGATGGTTATGCAACGAACTTACCCGACATGAATCAATTTGTAATGACTAAAGAAGATGGCAGTCTTATGCTAGATGTCAGAGGTTATGAAGATGCCTTAAGACCAACTAGAGAAGAAGGTGACAGAAAAGATGATGAGGGTTTACTAAGTAGGTTTTAATTATGGCAACAATAACTAATTACTCTAATTTACAAACAACGATAGCAGACTTCCTAAACAGGGATGATCTGACTTCTGTGATACCAACATTCATACAGTTAGCAGAAGCACAAATAAACAGAGATTTACGCCATTGGAAGATGGAAGTAAGAGCAAGTGGTCAACAAACAGCAGGTGACGAGTGGATGCAAATCCCTGCCGACTGGATAGAGACTATTCGCTTTAATATTTCCACTGGTGGCACAAGACCACTCGATCTAATATCTAGAGCAAGTATGCAAGATAAAAGAGCAGGAAACGAAGATATGAGTGGCACACCAAGATATTATGCACATGCAGATAGTCAATTTGAGTTGTATCCAACTCCAAACGAAGATACAGACACAGAACTGCTATATTTCGCCAAAATTGATACTTTATCTGATAGCAATACAACGAATTGGTTACTCGAAGATGCACCTGATGTGTATTTATATGGAGCGTTGTTACATTCAGCACCATATCTTTCAGAGGATCAAAGGGTGGGAGTATGGGCACAGATGTATTCTGCATCTATCTCTCAGTTAAATGTGAAGTCAGAACAGTCCAGAATGAGTGGATCAGGTCTGACAGTTAAAATAAGGGGAATGGGATGAGTTTTTCAAACTATTTAGAAACAGAAATACTGGATCATGTATTCAGTGGAAACGCATATACCGCACCTTCTACATTGTATTTATCTCTACACACTGCGAATCCTGATGAGGATGGTTCAGGTACAGAGGTTTCTACATCAGGAACTGCGTATGCAAGAACAACAATTACATTCACAACATCTGGTAACACAGCATCGAATAGTGCGGCAGTAGAATTTGCAACTGCAACTGCTAACTTTGGTACTGTTACACATGTAGGTGTTTGGGATGCTTCAACAAGTGGTAATCTGCTATGTTATGCCGCACTATCTTCATCTAAGACGATTGAGACTGGTGATGTATTTAGAGTACCATCTGGTGACTTAGACATTACACTAGACTAATAGTAAATAATGCCAGTAGATAGAATAGGTTACGGATACGGCACTTATAGTGACGGAGACTTCGGTACAGAAGGTGTAACTCACGAAAGTGGTGCATTATCTGTTTCTGCATCATCTACTGTAACTGCTGAAGGTGGCACATCTAAATTTAGTGATGCCTCAACTTCAGTAACATCTTCTTTTACTTCAAATGGTGTTAGATACAGAGAAGCAAGTGCTACAGTAACTGCCTCTGCATCAATTACATCAAGTGGTGAAGGTGTAATCATTGAGAGAACGGATGAGTTTTCTTATGGTATGGGTTTGTATGGTTACAATGAATATACTCAAGGTGACCTACAGATTACAATCTCTGCAACATCAAGCACATCTTGTAATTCAAGGCGTGTTCCAGAAGGTAGTGCTTTAGGTAATGGTCAATCAACAACTTCTGTAGATTCGACAACTAATGGTAGTAGGATCAGAAATGTTAGTGCGACAGTATCAAGTTCAGCAACAACTTCTTCTTCAATAGAAAGAGTTAGAGAACAATCCTCAAGTGTATCTTCTAGTTCAACTACAACTGCAAATGGTCAAGGAACATTCCAACCAACTGCAACACCTAGTGCAACAGCAACAGCAACAGCAAATAGTGTATTTGTTGTAAGTGTAAGTGCTACTTCTAATCCAAGTGCGACTGTTACACCAGTAATTGAGCGTGTTAGAGAACAATCTGCTATATCATCGGTTACAAATACCAACGCTACAATATTTGAAAGAGTTAGAGAAGATGATGCAACTGTAACTGCTACATCTAGCACAGCATCATCATCTATAAGTGATGGTGTAAGAGTTAGAGAAAGTGGTGCTATAGTAACTGTTGAAAACTCAAATGCAACTATTGGTGAACAAATTTACCAAAGTAATGCTACAGTTTCAGCAACTGCTACAGTAAGTTCAGCATCAACAAGAGTAAGGGAAAGTGGTGCAACAAGTTCTGTATCTTCAAGCACAGCATCAGCGTGTGAAAGAGTTAGAGAGCAACAGTCAAACCCACAAGCAAGTGCCACCATCACACCTGCTACAACAATAGAAAGAGTCAGAGAGGGAGATGCTAATCCTCAAGCAACTCTAAGTATTGTTGCAGACAGTGAAAAAATATATCAAGGTAGTGGTATTTCATCACCTACTTGTAGT